TGGTTATGGAGTGGATTTACGTCCAGCCTTTTCGTGTTCTCGTACCCACTTCATGTGCCTTCCCGGAAAATCACCGGATGCACCTTCTAGTACGCACTGTGTTGCTGATACGACTCTTGTAGCATTCGCGCCACAACCGCACCTACTGGTTGTAACGTTACTCTCTACAAATTCTTCAAAAAGATGACCATTGGTACATCGAAAGTCGAATACTTTAATCATCTTCTTCTTGTTCTTTCGATTGATCTTCAAATGCGTTATTAACAGCAGTTTCAAGATTAATAACGTGAGCCAATACGTTTAACTGTCCTTTGCGGAAGTACATATCGTCAACGTCTTTAGTTGCTTCTACTGAGTTAATTACCACTGCATTTTGTGCTAGCTCTTCGATTAGCTGTTTCCATCCTTGTGAACGGAAAAGGTCGAAGTACGTGTTGTAATATTTTTCTAATTCAGGTGTCATTGAGGCCCTCTTGGTTGTCTCATTAGTTACTATACACTATATATTATACCATATTTTTGACTAAAAGTCAAGTCCTTTTGGTATTATTACCAGTCTTTCTTCTTTTGCCTGACGCGGTAACGGAGTGTTTAACACGCGCTGATCCGCTTCGTTTGCGGAGAATAGATTCGTTAATCTCCGCATCTTTGCTGCAACGGCTTAGGACTTCCTTTTGGTAATATTACCGTTATTTCTTTCTAGCAGTCTTCGCTGCCTTCTTAAAGGCTTTTGCAGTAGGAGCACCCTTAGATCCGGGTTTACGCATCTTCTCCCCTGATCCAGCGGCTATTCTCTTACGTTTGGCGTGGATATTGGCGTATAGTCCTTGTTTAGCCATTACTTCTTAGCCTTTTTCTTTTTCATAGCGGCTTTAGCTTTAGCCGCCGCAGCTTTGCCTTTTGGGGTATATGCGTAGTGTTTTCCGTTTACTTTTGGCATTACATTTCTCCTAGTTCTTCCATTGATACAACCCATTGTTTAGGTATAACTAGCTCTGCGTCTCCTTCGGTAATATTACCGTCTTCGACTAACATATGTGGACATATGATTATCTTGTCCTCATCGTTAACTAAAACAACACCACAAGAAACAGCAGTAGCTATTTTAGCTTGCGTAAGCTCGTCTAACTCTCGCCAGCCCACGTTTGCTCCTCCTTGAGCATCTTTCCACACAACCTTGTATATCTTTACCATTTGACTTTATCAGCCCAGTAAGCAGCAGATAGTTTTCCTTTAGCAATGTTTTTTGCGTGTCTAGCTTTAAACGATTTTTTTCTAGCTTTTTCTGAAGCTGTTGTTGGATTTTTTCCAGCACCTGATACTCCTTGTTGTCCGAACCGAATTGTTTTAACTTTGTCGCCTTCTTTGGCAACGACTACGTGAGACTTCTTAGGATGATTCGGAGTTCTCTTTGGTTTGTTGAACCCGCTTACTCCTGCTCGTGCTAGTCTTGGATCCTTCTCCTTTGCCATCAGATTTCTCCTGTTGGTGCTGGGCCGACACTTGGCCCTCTAGGTCCGCGAGGCGCTCCTCCATTTTCTCCAGTTTGTCGAAGTGGGCTTGGAACCCCTTGTTGATCTGGCTGATTAGGCTGTCTAGTTCTTTTTGAGTCATTAACATCTAACTTTCCTCTTACCTCTGTTTCTTTTAGTAAAGCCTGTGCAACTTTAAGTCGTCTCTCAAAGTCTTTCTCGTCTTGGTCACCTTCTCTCATGTTTCTGGTGACTGCCTCAATCTTATCAATTTCAACCTCTACAGGGGCCAACTGAGCGTCTATCATGTACTTCTGCGCTCGTGCCTGAGACTCAGCAGCTTGTGCGTTAAGTGCGTTAGTTTGGCTCTGCTGGAACTCAAGCTGTGCTTGCTGTGCTTGCTGTGCTGCCTGTTGTGCTTCTGGGTTAGGCTGTGAGGCTTGCTGCATAGATGCAATAAGTTCTTCACGGTTGCTAATATTCATGTTGTCGATAATGCTTTGAATCAACACAGGGTAAATTGGAGAGTCTTGTTTCATTGTTTGAAGTAGTTGTACAAGCTGAGTTACTTCGTACTCTCTAGCAATAATGCCTAGCGTACTGGTAGCATTAAACTTGTAGTCAGCTACTGGATAGTTTTCTGGGTCGAATTGCATGTACCTATGCGCTGCTTTCTTTACAAAAGGCAACAGGAACGACTGCTGGAAGTTAATCAAAGTACGCTTGTGGCGCTTAATGATTGCGCCTAGAGACATACTTATTCCTGCGGCAGTCGCTTCGCCATTAACCTGTCCAGCAATACCGGCGCTATCAACAGCTCCTGTTGCTTGCTGTACCATTTGCTGAAGCGCTGAAGCCTGTGCAAAAGTAATTTGGCCCACATTTCCAAAATTAAAAGGTTGAAGTACTTCACGGGGATCACCATTCGTCAGTATCATTTTACCCGGACGCACTTCGGGTTTTGCGCCTCTCGGCAGTCGGGTTGCGTCGATAGCCAACATAGGATGTATGGTTAACGACAATGCGTCAATACGAGCGCGTAGCTCGGTATCTAGTGCTTTTTGAGAGTTGTAGCCTTTTTCACAAACACCTCGTCCCCAGAAACGACTGGGTACAACGTCCCAAGGAAACGCAACTACAGGACGGTCTTGCATCATGTAGGGGTTTGCTTCAGCTTTAAGCAAGACTCCGCCATTGGCAACAACAACAATAGCTTCTACGTACATAGAGTTTTGCTCAATGGTGTCGTCTATAGCCTCCTCAAGAAGTTGCTTAGGCACGAGACCGTAATACTTAGTTAGCCTAACCTTATCGTCGTTGTACACCGTGAGGTCTTGGTCAGGCTCTAGGTCAGTGTCAGGAGCAGCGTTAGCTACGTATACGTCACGGTAGACTCCCTGCTCTTGCAACAGTTCTACGTGATGTCGGCTAACAAACTCATCTATGGCAACACCCATAGCGTCTTCTACAGACGTAGCTACAGGGTCGATAAGGAAGTTCTGAGGCATTACAGGCTTTAGCTTGACAACTACACGATCAGTAATGTTTACGCCTATAGCTTGCAACTGTCCGTCCATAATAGGTTGAGTTGCAGGTGCCATTTCTTTAGCTTCTTCAATAACAATTTCACCGATGCCAGTGCCAAAAACAGCAGCGTTAATTAGACACTCAGCAACAGCTTTTCGTATCTTACACTGCTCAAAGTCTTCTGTTAGTTTCTTACGGAGGTACTGAATGTCTTGCTTTTCAGGATCATTAGAATCGTCTGTAATGTCAAACCACTTACCACGACCAAACGTGGCTTCTTCTAGTTCTGCTACATTAGACTCGACAGCTTGTTGAAGTGCAGGAGAAATAATCCGACTACGCTCAGAGGAACGCTCACGGTCAGCAGGATCCCAGATGCCACGCCACAGTCTGTAGTATTCGTCAAAATCTGCTTCGTAATTTGATTCAAAATTATCACGCCAGTCTTCGCATTTGTTAATTACCCAACCTTCTATGGTTTCTCCCATCATCAGTGGGTCTGGGCTGTATAGTTCACTCACTTTAGTACCCCGCTACAATATCTAAAATTTCAGGCTCTTCGAACTCTAGTTCTGCTATCCCGTATGGGACGTTAGCAAGCTGATCTATGTACGCCAACGCATCAACTAAGTCGTCATGCGTCAGCGGATCAGGGAATTGAAACAACTGATCGAGGAACCTTGCGTTCCAGTCACCTTTGTTTATGCTCACAATTCCGTTCTCAAAGCGCCCTTGCAGCGCCCACATGACCCTATCGGTTTTCTTTTTGTTACCGTGGGTAAGCTCTTCTACTCTGAAGAACTGTGCGTACTTCTTTTGCAGATCCATAAGCGGCGACATAACCGCTTGCTTTGCAATTCCTCTTTCAATACCAACAGAGACAGGACGATAGTCACGAACGGCTTGAAAGATTTTAATGGCTGTCTCGTCCAGAGACCATCTTCCGTGTATAATGTTATCAATGTACCAATCACCGTTGTCACCTACCTTGACGATAGCCATAGCTG